GTTGGTCTGCGACTGGACTGGAAGCGACATGTCGCCCGTCTCGAAGTAGGAGAGGATTGGGTTGACCACCGTGCCGTCGATCTCGTCCGTGCCGACCTCATGCACCCAGAACTTATAAGGCTGGACAAAGGTCAGAGTGAACGTAGCCGAAGAACCCGCGCCGCCTGTGACCGACACGGGATTAGTCGGCGGCGTTGTGTAGCTGCCCGCATTGGTGATGGATATGCCGGTAATACCGCCGCTGCCGTTTACCGTCGTAACAGTCAGCTCAGTTGGAAAGACATCGATCCCGCCGCTGACGAGCAGGGTGTTGCCCACGGCGTAGCCGGTGCCCGCCGCCGTGATTGTGACCGCAGTAGCCTCGTAATTCTGCTGCTCGACGCCCGACATGAGCGGCTTGCGGAACACCGCAGGGAAGACGCCTGCGCCGCGACCGCCGTTGGGCAGCGGCGTGTCGTACCAGATGTTTTCGCGCACGTTGTAGACAACGGCGTGGTTCGGTTCGAGGCTGTCGCCGAATGGGAAGCACCACCAGATCTCGCCAAAGCGTGGCACCTTTACCGCGAACACTTTCTGCCGCTGGGCATAGTTCAGGTTGTCGAAAAAGAAGTTGATGTTCAAATTGTTCTGGACCTCGCGCACGACGCCGTTGAACATCAGGAAGCGGTCGGTCCCAATCCAATAGAAGACGCCGTCGTACTCGATGACGGACTGCGCCGACAGGATTGAGCTCTCGGTGCTGATTGTGTCGAATTGGAAGACTGGCGTTCCGCCTATGTATGTCATACGCACAATGCTGTCTGCGGACCACAAGAGGCCCGAGGGGCTGTTACCGGGGCCGCCGCGCAACGGCATGCCGCGCACGATCTTTTGGCCGGTCACATAGGCATTCCCCGCACCGGAGCTGGTGAAGTCGTCAGGTCCGTTCGGAACCGACCACGCAACGTAGCCGTCATTGCCAAAAACAACAGTGTAGGGAGGCAGCGATACGACGCCGCCAGTGGCGCTGAAATTTGCGGGAACAGCCGTAACTCGCGTCAAGGCGGTCGTGGCGAGAAGGTCGCCGACGAAGAGCTCGCCGCCGTCGCTGTTGCAAATGCAGTTCAAGTTCGGCGCGACCTGCGCGACAAGCTGGTTGCCGTTCGTCAGATCATAGCCGAGGGCAAACTGCCAGAGATTTCCGTCGTTGGCCGTGAAGCTCGATGTCGGCGTGCGGTTGCTGATGACGCTCGTGTTGTACGTGCCGTCAATGTAGAACCGTTCGACGAGGTTAGCCGATCCGGCGTGGACATAGGTCAGCAGATCCTGCGTGTACTCCGTGAGCGTGCGGGGCAAGCCGCGCAGGAACTTGTTGACCGAGCGATAGCCGCCCATCTTACGAGGCAAGCCACGTTGAAAGCGGACCCACTGCCCGTCAACGTACTGGTCACCCTCGAACTTGGTGCCGTCCCGCTTGATGCCGGGGAGAGAGCGGATCTGGACGACGTTGTCTGCCATTAGAACACGCCTGCCTCTAGAGATATGGTGGCGGTGTCGAGCACGGTAGTAGTGCCGATCTTGCGTATCTGCACCGTAAATGTGCAAGTCCTGCTATTGCCGGACGAGGCTTCCGATACAAACCACTGTCGTGAGACGTTAAGCGCCACCCACGATCCTGTGGGTCCTGCATCTAGATAGCCGCTTGTGATCGTAACAAAAGCCTCGTAATTGCTCGCCTGCGCAGTGGGAGTGCACCACTGTTCAAGTTCTGTATAGCCATCATATGTAGTGTACGAGTAAACTTTCCCGTCCTGCCCAGCAACACCACCAAGGTTGTACGCGGTTTCTGAGACGTCAGGGTAGACTGTATAACCAGCTATAGTCTGATCGGTTATGGAAATAAGGACATTGCTCTTGCCGTAGAAGTTAGTCGGCACGATGATAGCGCCGGACGCAACGCCCGCCAGCGTGCGGACGTCGGTGTCGTTCAGCGAGACCGTGGCGGTAGCGGATTTACCCAGTTCGAGGTTGATAGACTGCCCCGCAGTGCTGCCGCCCAGACTGATTGGGCCTGAAGAGTTGAGCGTCATTATACCGTCCCATAAGCTGTGACGTTAGCGAGCGACGTGAAGTTGCCCGAACTGTCGATCTTGGCAATGTTGGTTGAACCGTACTTAAAGTACAGGACGCCACCACTCTCCACGACGGAGAAGTTGGTCGTGACGAGGTTGGCTGCGTTCGTCGCATTCGTCGCATTCGTCGCATTCGTCGCGTTGGTAGCATTGGTAGCATTGGTAGCGTTCGTGGCGCTGGTCGCCGACGTTGCTGAGGTGGCCGTTGCTGCGTTGCCGCTGATGTTGATGCCCCAAGTGCCCGACGCGCCTGTCCCGTCTGCTTTAGGAGCACCAACGGTGCTGTAGTCAATCGTGCGTGCTGCCGACCCGTTGAACGTCGTGCCCGCCGCTGCGCCACCTGTGTTGGTGAAGGTTACCGCATTGGTGACCGATCCAGCCGTCGTAGCAGATGTGGCCGACCCAGCAGTCGTAGCCGAGGTGGCAGTCGCCGCGTTCCCGCTGATGCTGATGCTCCAAGTGCCCGAAGCGCCGGAACCAGTGGCCGACGGAACGCTGAGGTTAGACCGAGCAGTTGCCGCATCAGTTGCGCCCGTGCCGCCATTGGCGACAGGCAGAGTGCCTGAGACCTGTGTGGTCAGGCTGACGCCAGACAGTGTGCCGCCGAGCGTCAGGTTTCCAGAGGAAGTTACGGTGCCCGTGAGCGTGATGCCGTTGACCGATCCAGTACCAGCAACGCTGGTAACAGTGCCCGTAGTCGAGCTGGTGCCCGCGCCGATGGCCGTGCGGAAAGACGCCGCGTCGAGAGCGGAGACCGTGTTGTCTGCGTTGAAGCGGGGGAACGTAACGGCACTCGGGTTGGCGAGGGTGAACATGCTGCTGCCGATGGCTGTCGCGCCAAGGTTGGTACGCGCACCGGCAGCCGTCGTCGACCCAGTGCCGCCCTGTCCAATGCTCAACGCGGTTGTCAGGCCTGACAGAGACGTGATGTCGCTGTTCGCACCCGAGGCAGCCGCGCCAAGGCTGCTGCGTGCGCCCGCAGCCGTCGAGGAAGCTGTGCCGCCCTGCGCGATGCTCAGGGGCGTGCTGAGAGCCGATAGAGACGTGATGTCGCTGTTAGCGCCAGAGGCAGCCGCGCCGAGGTTCAGACGCGCACCAGAGGCCGTAGCGCCACCTGTGCCGCCATTCGTGACCGCCAAAGTGCCGCCAAGCGTCAGCGTGCCGCTTCCGGTGACAGGGCCACCGGAGAAGGAGAGACCCGTCGTGCCGCCCGAGGCGTCGACTGAGGTAACCGTACCGCCGCCAGCCGTCGACGTGATTGTGATCGAGCCGCCGCCGTTGGTGATGCTGATGCCCGAGCCAGCCGTCAGGGTTGCCTTGGTCAGCGTGTTGCCGGTGCTGTTGCCGATTAGGAGCTGGCCGTCGGTGTACGAGGTCTGGCCTGTGCCGCCGTTGGCGACAGGTAGCGCAGTGCCCGACAGCGAGACGGCGAGAGTGCCGCTAGTCGTGATAGGAGATCCGGTGACAGACAGGAACGAGGGAACGGTCAGTCCGACGCTGGTCACCGAGCCGGAACCCGTGCCGACGCCCACGCCGTTGATGAATAGACCCGTCGCGTTGATTGTGCCTGTGCCCTGCGCGCCACCCGTCGGCGCGCCGACCTGCACGCCGCCAGAGGCGGTTAGCGCGGTGATGTCGCTGTTGCTGCCCGACTGGGCCGCGCTGAGGTTAGAGCGCGCGCCTGCGGCTGTCGTAGATCCTGTGCCGCCCTGCGCAACGGTCAGGGCCGTTGTGAGGCCTGTGATCGAGGTGATGTCGCTATTTGCGCCAGAGGCAGCCGCCGCGATGGCGGAGCGGGCAGCAGCCGTTGTGGATGCCGTAAAGACGGCGGTGCCGATGCCCGTGCCGCCGAGGTTGGTCAGCGCGGAGCCTGCGGAGGTCGCGCCCGTGCCGCCTTGTGAGATGCCGACCACGCCTGCGAATGCCGCCGCAGTCGTTGCGGTGATGATGTCCGTGCCGTCGGAATAATAGATACCCGTCGTGTTCTGCGTCACAACAACAGGGGATGAGCTGCCCGACACGCGGACAGAGAGGGTGAAGGCACCCGTCGTCTGGTTGTTGATCCAGTACTGCTGCACGGTGGCAGGCACGACGACAGTCACGTTGCCGCTCAGTGTGCCTGTGAACTTGTAGGCAATGCGGTTCAGTTCAGATCCGCTCAGCGTGTACGTGCCTGTAGTGACGGCGACAGACGTGTAGTCGAAGGCGAAGACCGCCTGCTGGCCGAGGCCGATGGTGTACCACTGGATGCCGTCGGTCACGATGCTGGCGCTGTCGCCCGGCTGCAAGGTGAGCGTGCTCGCCCCGTTAATCTGTTCCGCGCCAGATGGGTCGACGACAAGGTCGCCCGTGCCGCTGTTGCGCAGGTTGATGAACCAGCCGTCAGTCGCAGAGACGGAAGTGGGCAAATTCAACGTGCCCAGTGCGCCTGTCCAGACAAAAGTCTTAGCGCGGTCGCCTGTCGTCGTCGTGACTGGCGTTGAGGAGAAATCGACAACCTCAGCGTTCTGCGCGAGGGTTGAGCCGAGGGCGACGAGGCCGGGGCCTGCAAGCGCAGAGGCTTGCGCCTGTGCGGTAGCCGCGCCGTAACGGAAGACGCGCCACGTTCCTGCGACCGTTGTGTTGTCCGTCAGGTAAATCTGCCACTGCTCGCCTGCACTCATGCTGAGGATGGCGTTGCCTGCGGCGGTGTCGACCGTGACGATGCTAGGGCCAAGGTTGTTGAAGAGGATCGTCTGCCCCACGCCGACCTTCGTCGCGTCAGGCATGATGATGGTGTAGACGCCAGTCGGCGTTACATCGATGATGCGGGCGACGACGTTGTTGCCCGTGGTGGCCTCAAGCGGCCACTCAAGCGTTACATCGCCAGACAGCGACAGCGGAAGATACGACACGTCCGAGGGGTAGATCGTGCTGCCCCCGAAGACCTGAGTGAACGATGTGGACATTATTAGGCCTCCTTGCGCACAGCGGATCGGTCGAGGATTTTACCAAGGTCTTCGCCGTTTAGCATCGCCGCCGCGCGATCATACATGCTCTGCCAAACTTGGATGCGTTCGTCGTTCTTGAGGAACGGCGTGGCTTCCACCAGCGTGCCGTAAAGCAGGAGCTGGGGAGCGTATTCCGTGACCCAATTCGTCTGCACACTGTCGTCGAGCAACGGCGGCAATTCGTAATAGAGGATCTCGAAGGGGTAATCTTGATCGGGCGTTGGCGCGATCAACCAGTGGCTATAATCATAGTCGCTGTAGAAAACAGGCTGGTCGGTGTCGAGCGCGTTGGGCCAGTACGTGCGAATATATTCGTAATCGCGCGTGAACAGGAACTTGCGATTGTCGCCCGTTGCGCCCGTGCCGATGTTAATCGACACGGTGTCGCGCCAGCGGTCGGGCTTAGGGTAAACCGATTGCCCAGTGTTGAGCTCGCCCGTCACGACATTGATGAAGCCCTGAACCTTGAGTTCACGCGCAATCTTGCGCTCCGCCAAGTTGATGAGGCGCGGGATTTGCTCGTAAACGACAGCGTCAGACGCGAGTGTCGCGCCGCGCTCAAGGTAGCGGCGGACATCCTGTTGAAGGCTCTCGAAGGTCATTGTCGTGGACATAGCGGCCTCTATACCTGTTTTTTATTGGTTTGGACAGACACCGCCTACAGATATTCGGCGAGGGCAGTTGCGATGCCTGCGAAAGTGATAAGAACGGCTGCGATTTTGCTTTTCTTACCGAACTTCGGCGCGTCTCCGGCCATCGGCAAGATCTTGTTGGTGGCTTTCTTGAGGATCGCCTTTTCGGCTTCCTTCTTCAATACGCTTTTCAAATCCATTGTTCTTCTCCTTAGAGCCAAGTAGCATACTTCTTGGTTTTCAGTTTACGGTCATCGAGGCCGTGTGTGCCCCCGTTGATCCGCTTCGTCAGCGCGAGGATTGCGGCGTCGTTGATGCCTTGGTCGCAGATTGACCAGAGCTTGTTTGCGTCAAAGAACCACAGGGCGCTTTCAAAGCCGAGTTCGGTAGCAACGAGGTCTGGATTGTCCAAAATCTCTTGTTCGCGCCCGATATACTTACCGAATGCGCGGTAGTTGTTCTTGCCAGTGAGTTGGAGGGGCCCTCGGCCTTTGTACAGAAAACCTTCGCCCGACGCTTCGTCACCATTGCCCATGCGATTGGCATAGACACGGTTGGCAATCTTCATCGGCTGACGCTCGTAAGCCTTAGCCAGCGCGTCGGTCGGGAAGTACTTCCCGAAGATGCCGCGCAGACCCTTTGCGCCGTAGTTCAGGTTCTCGCTGAACGCTTTGAAGTTGCCACTCTCGTGCGCGCACTGAGCAAAAAAGTGGGCAGCGCGGTTCTTGTTTAGTTTGAAGTAGGATGCGGCGGCCTTCAGCGTGCCGGGGCCAAAGGCCCCGTCAGCCGTTACGCCAATCTTCTTCTGAAGTTCAATCATGCTCATTTGCCAGCATTCCTCCAATCCGGGAAATCAAGTTCATCGACCACGCCGTCTCCGTTGGCGTCATACCGCATATCGTTGCGATACTTTTCCCAAGGCTCCATGTCGTCATCATCGTCTTCAGGCTCGTCGATAAAGACTGTGGCCTGCGGATCGTCGTCTTCTGGCTGCATCTCTGATGTCAGGTCGAGCGGTGGCACGGGTGCGGGTGCAGGCTCTTCTGGCTCAGGGTCGTTGCGGTCTTCCGGTGGTGGTGGGACCAGTTCGCCCTTCATGCCCATCAGGGTGGCATAGGAGCCAGCCACAGCGCCGACAACAGAGGTCATGACGTATGACAGCAGGCCGAATACGTCCTTGTTGTCGATAATCTCGTTCGACACGAACAGGCCAGCAATCATGGCGATGGTAATAGTGCAGATGACAAACGCCATCGTGCGGGCAGCCATGAGGAGCGCCTTGATGCGCGCATCCATTAGTTTATCTTCCATCATCAGTCCTTTCCGGCCAGCGGGTTCGCCAGCGTCTTTTGAATACGTTCGGCAGTCTCGGCCTCAAGCTGCTTGATCCGGCGCTGCTGCTCCTGATCCTGCTGGCGCAGTTGCTCTATGACAGCGCGCTGCATGGCCATGTTCTGCGCATCGCTGTTTCTAACGCTGCTCGACACTGCGTCAACTGTTTGGCGTGTGCCGCTAACGCTGCTGGAGATTGAGCCGGTCATGTAGTTCAGGGCTTCGCTGTTAATCTTGGTCAGACGCTCGACGCTCGTGACGCGCTCATCCAATACCGAAATGCGGTTCTCGATGCTCGACAGATCCGGCGGCACATAAGCCGCTGTGACTTCCTTCATGGTCAGGAACTGCTGATACACTTGGAAACCAGCCCACAGACCACCAATGATGGTTGATAGGGCAGCAAAGATAATGGCAATCTTGCCGCTGCTCAGTTTACCAATGCTGAAGCTGAAGCCGCTCTCGTCAAACGAGACCTTGGGTTCCTCATCTGTACTGCTCATCTACCATCTCCTGCCAGCGGGCATCATTCGTCTGCATCAGTCGATACAATTCAAAGTTTGCGTCTTGCAGCCTGCGTCGGCTGTATATATCACGAATTGCGTAAAAGTCAGCCCTATCTTGCAGGGATGCTTGCGTATACGCAGCGAAGCCCGGTACGGCCCCCATTTCATTGATGGTTTCCGATTGGCCTTCCGACATCTCGTTTTCTGATTTTTCAGATGAGGCGGTTGCCGCAGCGGGCGCGGCGTTGCTTTGACCGCCGACGCTGTTCAAAATTTCAAAGGTATTAGCCATCGAGACAGGGCTGCCCACTGACATGGCGGCGTCGAGCGGTGACGAGCCGACACCGGTGCCGCCCCCAACGGAAGCACTCGATCCAAAATCGACGCGCATTTGGAAGCCAGCAAAGCCCTGCACCGATTGTGCGCTGCTCTCGAAGGCCGACGCTTGGCTGGCCTGTTCGACCTCGTTGAAGAATGCGGACTGCTGCGCGCTCTCCTCAAGCGCCGTAGCAAGCTGAGTTGCCTCTTGCTCCCCGCCCGATGCGCCTTGGCCTTCTAAAGCGTTCTCTGCGCCTTCCAGCGACGCCAAGGTTTCACTGGCTAAAGTTTCTTTATCGTCTTCTGGACCCTGCGCCGCCAACGCAGCCAATTCTTCAGGGGACAGGCGCTCATCGTCAATGTCTTCTAAATCTTGCTCCGACACCAGTTCTTCGATGGCGTCGTCTTCGACGGCCTCTTCCTCAGCGGCAGTTTCGGCGTCAGCTTCGAGCGATACTTCGGCAGTCTCCAGCGCCTGTTGCGCCTCTTCAATCTCCTGCTCGGCCACATCTTCCATCTGCACTTCTTCCTGCGGCGTCTGCTCGACCGAAGCAACGGCAGTGTCCGACGTGCTTTCCGTAGGATCAGGTGCGCCGACATCGATAGCTACGGATGCCGGTGGGCAAGTCGGGTCCATAGGCGTTGCGTTGCAGTCAACAGGCACAACCTCTGGCTCAGGCGCAATCCACGACAAGAGGCCCGACTGGTTCTGTAGAAACTGCGCGTTGCGCCCGTAGAAGAGCGGGATATTGTCGTCCGCAGTTGGGCCGGTTAGGCCCGCAGTAAAGTCGCGCCGACCGGAAAAGCCCAGATTGCCAAAATTCAGTTGTATGTCGCCGTTGGCAAAGAGGCCAATCTCGAAGGTGCTGCTGTTGTTCGTGCCATACTCGTTCACGCCATACCAGCCGAAGAGGATTGAGCCGTCATCGCGGCGATAGTATGGGTTGCCCGTGTAGCTGATCAGGTCTGACCAGTAGGCGTAGATTGTATTGCGCTGCGCCATCTCGATGGGCT